AAGGAGAAATTGAAATTACAGCAGAGGATGGCACTCTTACAATCAAAGGTGATAAGCAAGAGGGTCAGACCAGTTTTCAATATCTACACAGAGGTATTGGTACAAGGTCTTTTACAAAGCAATTAACGATTGCTGACACCGTTGAAGTAAAAGGTGCTGAGTTTAAAGATGGTATTTTGCGTGTTGGTTTAGAGAATGTAATTCCTGAACATAAAAAACCACGCAAGATTGAAATTAGTAATGAATTAAAAGAGTTTAAGCCACAACTTCTGCAAGAGAAGAAAGTAGCATAACTCAGCGGGGCTCTGCCCCGCTTTATTTGGAGATATTATGTTAAAGCGTGATAAAAATTTTCGGTTAAGCAAAGCCGTCAAACGTATGATAGCAGGTAAACTCTGCAAAAGTCCAAACGCATTTAAGAAATCAATGATTGAAGCTCAAATCATTGGTTCTATTCCCATTAAATCAGAAAAGAAAAATAAAAACGCATCTAAGGAAGAATAATGTCTTTAGTAATGTATTCTTATTTTCATAAGAGTTTTCCGTTTAATCATAATTCTGATTGGTTACTAGCTTGTTATGCTCGTAATCCTGACCCTTTTATGTGGATGCCTCCAGACGAACAAGGAAAATACATTGATGTTGGTCAAAATATTCAAAAGTTTAAATATTATTATTCATCAGCATCGCAAGATCAATTTCTCACTGCGTTAGCACAACAGGCCGCTGAATATGATTTAATGGTAAATACACCAAACGTAGATTACATTGGTTGCACCACATATCGCCGTTATCTATTACTTGATCGAAGTGCGCCAAAAAATGTAGCTAAGTTAAGTATGCCAGCAACACAAGATGTGGCTAACTCTTTTGGAACACAAGAGCAAAAAGAAATAGCATTAGAATATTTAAAAACTGCCGATGTATTAACAAATCATTCAGTTGCTTTGCCGTGCTCGGTTGAAGAGCAATACTTGCAATCTCAACCACCAGAATATTGGAATTTATTCAAACAAGCAATAAATGAATTATTTCCATCTTATCGTCAGCATTTAACTTGGTTTACTCATAACAACTTAATTAATTTCGAAACAACTTATATTATGAAAAAAGAAGCTTTTTGCAAATATGCTGATGAGTTTTTTAGAGTTTTAAAATATATTTACACAAATTCTAGTAATGTTTATCCTACACAACAAACAACATCAGAACCTTTACCTTGGAGATATCCTGGATTTTTAGGTGAAAGATTTTTTCCTTTTTTTGTTTATGCTAATTCACTAAAACGCATACAAGTTCCTTTGGTTATTTTACAATGAAAAGCAAATTCATCAAAGCACACATGAGGGCTGCAGAAGTTTACTCTCAACTTTCATCGGCTCGGCGTTTACAAGTTGGTTGTGTAATTGTAAAAAATAATACAATCATTGGCATTGGTTACAACGGAATGCCAAGCGGTTGGGATAATAATTGTGAAAAAATTAAATATGCACCTGATCATTTACAATGTCCTGATCCTGCTGCTGAAGGTTATTCGTTCAACAAATCAGATGAAACTTGGCAAAAATTAGAAACAAAACCAGAGGTGCTACATGCTGAAACAAACGCCATTGCAAAAGTAGCACGTTCAACAAATTCAACCGAAGGTGCAGATATGTTTATTACTCATGCACCTTGTTTAGAATGTGCAAAACTTATACACCAAGCAGGCATTAAAAATGTTTGGTTTGGTAGTTTTTATCGTGATAAATCTGGAATTAATTTTCTTCAAAAATGTGGAATAGGAGTTAATCATGTTGAATAAAAAATATATAACTAAAGTTGTTGCTATTGATGTTTTTGGTGATGCAATTATAGAATTACCAGATGATTTGATAAAAGAATTAAATTGGCAAATTGGTGACACGTTAGATTATAAATTAGAAAATAAGTCAGTTGTTATAACCAATATTTCAAAGAATCAACGATCACTATAAATAATTAAAAAGGAGTTCGTTATGTTAGTTGTTCCTGATGATATGGTTTGTAAACCAATTGGATTTACTTGTTCAACATTTGATCTATTACATGCTGGTCATATTCTAATGCTTGCAGAATGTAAAACAATGTGTGATTATCTTATCGTTGGCTTGCAAACTGATCCATCAATTGACAGGCCAAATATTAAAAATAAACCAGTTCAATCAATAGTTGAGCGTTATGTTCAATTATCCGCTGTTAAATTTGTAGATGAAATTGTTGTATATGAAACAGAAAAAGATTTAGAGGATTTACTTATGTTTTTGCCTATCACAATGCGTATATGTGGTGAAGAATATAAAGATAAGCCTTTAACCGGTCGTGATATTTGTGAAAACAGAAACATTAAAATACACTACAATTCACGCACACACCGCTTCAGCTCTTCTGAATTAAGAAGTAGAGCATATCAATCGGAGTTAAAAAGAAATGGCATTTCTAGTTCATAACGTATCACCAATTCAATGTTATGTAAAAAAAGAGTTTCTCTATGATTTTGAAAAAGGTCATGGTGAATATGAACCTTGTATTTGGATGACAATTAAATGCATTAAAAATCAAGCGTTTCGTATTGAAGCTTTATTACCAAATTATGGTGCTTTATATGATAAACTTCCTCTTCATGCGTTTGTTTCAAGGCAAACAGATTTAAAAAATGCAACTTTACCGTTGGACTACTTGCAAATTTGGGACTGTTTGAGTTATAATTTCACTATCATTGAAAAGGATAATCTTCGATTACTGAAGTGTAAATTTCTGGACAAAGATAGAAAGTGGCAATTTGGTCAATATATGTTTACGGTTGATTTTTGCCAAAACGACCCTGGTTACTTGAATACAGGATTTTCCGAAACAGTAGAAGAACACAAGAGTTACAACTTTATTAAAATGGATAACGGTCAATTTGCCGCACAACCAAATAATAAAACTTTGTTCTATGATTCCTCTCTGACGGTACCTGAATTTAGAACGCCAGATTTTAAAATAGCAACAAAGTTATATTCAGTAGAGCAATTTAGTAAACACTCTGCAAGAAATAACAATGACTTTTTTTATGACTTTAAGGAAACAAAATGAATCTTCGTGAATTAGCAAAGCGCCTGGCCATTGAAAACAAAATGCCACGAGCAGAGAAGTATGACATGGCTCTTCGTGAGTTTGATGAGCAGGTTGAAATTATTGGGTGGATGCAAGACCCAAATTATGATATGAAAGATTTTCAAGACCGAGAAATGTTGTTTCCTAAACGCTGGGTTACAATTGGTGTTATTCCTGCGGAGACAAGAGTTAATGTATAAAGTAATTTTTTATATTGGTAATTCAAAAACGGTAGGATTCAAATGGTTCAAAACATTTGATGAAGCTAATAATTTTTCTATAAAACAACCGATAAATTCGGTAATTAAAATTAAATACTATGACGATAAAACTGATAACATTTAAAACAAATCATACAATTCTTGCAAAAATTGATTGTGTGAATGATGATACAATTATAATGAAAGAACCGGTTCAAGTGATCATGCAGTCAACACAACAAGGCCCAATGATAGGCTTTGCACCGTTTTTAGAATATGCTGAAGAATTTAATACAGGCATTAAAATTACAATGGATAATGTGTTATGTTTGACTACACCTAGCCGTGAGTTGGAAAATCAGTATAATAAAATGTTTGGCAGTGGTATTACAATTGCCTCTTCTATTCCAAAAATATGATATAATGTATGAATGACTAAAAAATATTATACTCATGTTCTATGCTTTGGTAATCACATTATGTACCGAGGCTTCAACAACGGTCGGAGAGTTAAACAAAAAATTGAATACTCTCCGACTTTGTATTTTCCAACTAACAAGAATACCGAATGGCGCTCACTACAAGGCGATGTATTAGAACCTAAATCATTTGGCTCCATCCGTGAAGCTCGTGAGTTCATTAAGCGTTATGAAGAAGTGCAAAACTTTAAAATGTTTGGTAATACCAGACTAGAGTATGCCTATATCGCCGACACACAAAAAGGTATCATAGATTGGGACATAAACGACCTAGACATAGCCATCATAGACATTGAGGTAGGGTCAGAAAACGGCTTTCCAGATCCTTCAACCGCCAGCGAACCGGTGACGGCCGTAGCTGTGAAACGACTAAATAAAAGGTTAAGCGTTTACGGTTGTGGTGATTTTGTCAATTCCAATGAAAATGTTGACTATATTAAATGTGATGATGAATACACACTTCTTAAAACATTTTTAACTGATTGGGAAAAAAATACGCCAGATATTGTTTCTGGTTGGAATATTAAGTTCTTTGATATTCCGTATCTACACAATCGTATGCAAAAGATTCTTGGGCCAGATTTGACCAAGAAAATGTCTCCTTGGAATGGTATTGTTGAGCGTGAAAAAATTATTAAGGGTAAGAGACAAATAACATATGAGATTCTCGGTATTTCTTGTCTTGATTATATTGAGTTATACCGCTGGTATGCTCCTTCAGGTAAGTCTCAAGAGTCCTACAAACTAGACCATATTGCATCCATAGAACTTGGTACCAGCAAATTAGATTATTCTGAATATGATAATCTACATCAGCTTTATAAACTAAACTATCAAAAGTTTATTGAATATAATATCAAAGATGTAGAATTGATTGTTGACCTAGAAGATAAACTAAAGTTAATTGAACTTGCTGTAACTCTTGCGTATGATACCAAAACGAACTTTGAAGATGTATTTACTCAAACTCGTATGTGGGACTCTCTAATCAATTGCTATTTGATGGAACGAAAGATTATTGTTCCACCAAAAGAACGCAAAGAAAAAGAATCAGCATTTGAAGGTGCGTATGTTAAAGAACCACAAGTTGGCAAACACGATTGGGTTGCATCGTTTGACCTAAACTCACTGTATCCACATTTGCTAATTCAATACAACATTTCACCAGAAACAATTATTGAACCGCACGAATACACACCTGAAATGCGGCGACTTATTTCTGAGGGTGTAAGTGTTGATAAGATGCTTGATATGAAAGTAGATACAAGTAAATTAGATGGTGTAACTTTAACACCAAACGGCCAATACTTCACGACAAAGCAACAAGGTTTTTTGCCAAAAATGATGGAAGAAATGTATGAAGACCGTAAAAAGTTTAAGAAGTTAATGATTAAGGCACAACAAGATTATCAAAGTGAAACTGACCCAAAGAAAAAGATTGAA